CTTCGCCAGCTGCAATCTGTAGATTGCCTTTATTGTCGTAGATTGGACCTGTAAATGCAAAGTATTCACCATCACGGATAGCATCCTTGACTGCTTGTGCTTTTGCTTCTACTTCTGCTGGCATGTTTGTAAATGGAGCCATTTCAACTGATCCATCGTTCATATGTCCAAAGTAGCAACCATCTGGTCCGTCACAGGTTGTAGTCCAAGTTCCATCTAATACTGCACCAACCTTTGCAACATAGTATGGTCCCCAGTTGTCAATAGTTGCTGTAAGTTGAGCATTAGGAGCAAAACGATACTGATCGCTTGCTTGCCCGAAGCCAACTAGTCCTCTGTCTTCAGCCGCTTGTAATGGAGCAGGTGAGTCTGTGTGCTGTGCAATAACGTCACAACCATTGTTAAACAGAGCGTCTGCTGCGTCTTTTTCTTTACCTGGATCATACCAAGTATAGACCCATACTATGTCTATATCAACGTCAGGATTGACAGATTTGGCACCGAGATAGTATGTATTAATTTCACGTACAACTTCTGGAATTGGGTATGCTGCCACATAACAAATCTTGTTGGTCTTTGTCATCATACCAGCAATAACACCTTGAACGTGTCTTGCTTGGTAGAGGCGCAATCCGTAGTTAGCCATATTTGTGCCATTGGTTTTATAACCTGTGGCGTGTTCAAATTTTGTATTTGGAAACTTTTCTGCAACTTCCATCATTGGATCCATATATCCAAATGAAGTTCCAAAAATAATGTCCACACCTTGCATAGCCATTTGTGTAAAAACTCGTGTAGCGTCTGCGCCATAAGCAACTGACTCTACAAATCTAGTTTCTACTCTATTGCCGAAAGCCTCTTCAACTTGCTGACGACCAATATCGTGTCTGTATGTCCATCCGTGGTCACCTGTTGGTCCCACATATACAAATCCGACTGTTACTTTTTCTTTTGGCTCTCCTGCACTTGCAGCCAAGCCGAAAGACCCCATCAACATGATTGATGCGGCTAATAGTCTTAATAGTTTCATGTTTTTCCTTTCTGTTGGGTGTTCTTTAACTATAAAATGTTTCACCCGTGTGTGTATGGCACTTCTGTTGCTAGGTAGTACCCACCCCCACATACCCTTAGGCTGCTAATGCCATCTCTGGCGCACGATTGTCATTTGCAATTGTGAATTTTGACCAATAACGCAGTCATCCGGTTAACTCCACTTCACTTTCACACCTGTCGATCCTAATTTCTGCCCCATCATAAACACACGACTTGTGACTTTCGGTCCTTGTCCTATGCACAGGAAAGTAGGTGCATCTACTCTCATGTGTTTATGGTGGAGCAGCGCCGTACTGCCCGGCGGTCCAGTATGTGTCCACGTTGCTTCAACGCTAACAGTTTATTTATAACATTAACAAAAGTTAATGTCAAGTGTTATTACCACTTTTCTGCTGTTCTTTTTTTGATATCTTTTTGAGCACGGATTGCATTCATAAGACGAATGATTCTGCTTTTCTTTTCACCTGGGCGATCATAGTTGTTCTTTTGTGACCAAGTTTTATCTTGTTCTAACTCTTTGGCAAATTGCTCGCCTAGTAGTTTCTCTAAGTAAGTCAAGTCGTCGTTACTCAACTCCTGTATCTTCCGTGAAACCATTCTGTCTGTCTCTCCATGCTTGTTCGAACTGTTCTTCATAGTCGTACAAAGGTGCGCCGTGACTTCCATCGATCCATAGTCGACGAAAGTATCCGTTGTAACTATCTATTACTGTTTGAGGTGATGCGTCGAGGTGGCCTTTAACCATATAGAAAATTCTGTATTCTTCTTTAAGGTCGTTTCTCAACATACTGTATTTACAAAAGTGTTACACGTTGGGCGCTAACATCGGGTCAAAACGCCTCATTATAACCTTCCATAATACACTGCTTGTAAATTTTATTTGCTTGTTTCACAGGACATTCTAACTGATACAAAAACTCCGTGTCATCATAATAATCAATGTAGGCAATGTCACGTTTGCGTCTTACTTCAAACGCAATACTTTTGGTGCCGCTGGTTAAAATCATATTTTTTGCTTCAATCTTCATGACAATGCCTTTACGAGTTGGTCTGCTTCTTCTTCTGTTACAATCATGCCTGCTGTGTAATACTTTAAAGATTCTGCTGCTTTCTGCTCACCTTGGATAACACTGACAGTATAATTCATTGCATCAATAAACTCTGCAATTTGATGTACAACCGATTCTTCAACGTTTTTTACGACACAAATTGCAGTGTCTTCACAAACATAAATTCTGCTCATTCCAATTGGTGTGGTAATCATATTACACTGGCCTCTAATACTTCTTTAAGTCCTAAATTTTGCATGTCTTCATCTAACTGTATAACACGGGCATCTAGTTCTGTAAAGTCATTTGTGTCGCCAAGATAGATCAACAAGTCACTCATTGTGATTTCTTCATTGAGATTGTGTGCAAGCCAAATTTGACTCATAATCAATGCGTTTTGTATTTTGTTTTTATCAGTTATCTTTTTACCTACAAGCCATTGTATTGCTTGTTCTTTTGCATCTGCGTATAGTTTAACTTTGTTTGCTATGTTTTCAAGATATTGTTTTTCACTCATGTTCTATCTTTTTGATCTTGTATTTCTTTTCTACGTTCTACGATCAACTGCTTGATGTCGTTGAGAGCTTGACGAGCTCGAACGGCACTGACTTTTACACCTTCTTGTTCAAACTTTTCACTCTCTTTAACATACGTTGCAAAGGCAACTTTGAGTTGTTCGTGTATTTCACTCATTACTGATAATATGCTCGTAAATTTCTTTCCACTTAACAACCTTCTTAATACCAACTGGCACACTGCTGTTCATGTTCCAACCGTGTTCAATCAATATAGGATTTAGTCCTACGTTAAGTCCTGCAATAGCGTTTTCCATCTTGTCTTCAATCCAGTAAAGACCCGTGTCCGCATAGTTTTCATCCAAGAATTCATCTTTATCTGCTCCTGTATCCAAACAAACCAACTTGGTAAATGCAGTTGGTCCAAACATCTTTTCAAGATTCATCTTACGCAATTTGTAGGCACTAGGATCAAGACTTAAACTGGTAATACAATGGAACTCGTATCCGTGTTCTTCGTGCAGTCGTTTGACATAAAACATTGCATCACGCAGTGTGGGCAAGAAACCAATTGCAGCACTTTCGTTGAAAATGCGACACAAACGTTTGCCTTCTTCTTTGTCTATGCTAAAACGTTTTGAGATATCATACTCTTGGTTACCATCTTTGATTTGTGTGTAACCGTGTTGCTCCATCCAAATGCAAAATGCATATTCCCAATTGAGCAATACACCATCGCAGTCAGTCAATATAATCTTGTTCATAGTTTGCCTTTCTCGTTGCCTATGTCTTATAATAGTAGATTTTTATAGGGTTGTCAACCGCTTAAGATTGTTTGCCACCACCAGCAAAAACATCATCTTGTTTTACTACAATAGTAGTTGCTCCACAGATTCGTAAGTCTTTCATGCGATGTACAGGATTATTGTAGACAAACACACTATCAGATCCTTCGGCTGTTGCCGGGTTACAATGAGGAGCAGTAGGACACAAACCGTCTGGTGCTGCTGGATCGCCGTGTTCAATCACCGGTATGTTGTTTATGTAAACAGTTCTAGGATTAGCAGGAATTAAATTACCACCACCGTGTGTATTAACATCGCCTCTGACTGCCCATAACCAATCTTGTGCCAATTAAAATCCACCTCTTGTTGCATCAAAGTCTCTAAACATATCATCTAATATTTCATTAAATCTTTTCAAAGACTGCGACTCTACATTATTACCAACGAGTTCTTCTTCTAATATTTGTCCCTGTTTAATGTAAAGTAAGTATAGAATTGCTGTGCCAATATATCCATATGGTTGTATAGTTCTAATACCTGGACCGCTTGGATGGTCTCCAAGTTCTCTTAACCTATCAATGTCATCAGCTATTGCAGTAAGTTGTGTAACAATGGCAGTTGTATTATTTGCAATAGTAGTACTGTTTGTTGCCACTGTTTCCATTGCTGTTGCTATTCGGTCATAATAAGCACTATAGTCAATGGCAATATCACGACCGGCATCCTCTATGACTATTGTTGTTCCTTCTATCGTAGAGGTATCTGTAGAAATTGTCATTTATGCTCCTTAAACTGCAAGTCCTGTCGTTGCTTGTACATATTGACTAGCCATTCCTTGTTCAGTTTTTTGCACAAACAGGATTATAGTTTTATTTAGTTTTAATTTAGTTTGAGGATCAACTGTAAATACCCACGGACCTAAACCAATACCACCTTCACTAGCCATTAATGCTAAAGGCTTTGTGACCGTGATAGAATTTGCATCTTCTTCAACAAAACGTGCAACTATTTCTTCGCCGGCACTAGTTCTAATAGTGACAGTGTCATTTGCTTTGTAGGGGGTTTCGATAATCATAAACTATGTCCTGTTCCTGTGTAGCCTGTGTTTTCGATGTATTGTACAAACTGTTCATAGCCACCAATTTTTTGTCCACCAACTACAATCTGTGGAAATGTTCTTGCTTCAGGAAACTCTGCAAGAACTGCTTCTCTTTCAAAATCTTTGCCTAGTTCTAAATATTCATATTGATAACCACGCTGTTCGCATAGTGCTTTTGCTTTTGTGCATGACGGACATGCTGGTTTACCCCAAATATGTATCATAGTGAAAATCCTTTAAATGTGTCTGTGCTCACATCTTGTTTTGTACCGCCTGATACATATGATGTGATTTCTGTTTCTTGTGGAGCCACTTGCACATCAGCACCCGAGATCCACTTCTGTGTCCACGGCAACGGGTTGTTGCGTGTGTTTGTGTATGGACCTTTAAGATCCACGTTCTGCATACGCTTGGCTGCAATGTATTCTACATATTCTCCAAGCAACTGCGAATTCAATCCAATCATTGAACCGTCTTTGAACAAATAATCTGCCCATGCTTTTTCTTGTTCAACAGCATCTACAAACATTTGAACGCAGGCTTCTTGTGTTTCTTCTGCAATCTTGGTGTAGTCTGGATCATCTTTCTTCAACAACTTCAATAGCATTTGTGTACTTGCCAAGTGCAAGTTTTCATCACGTGCAATTAGTTTGATAATCTTTGCATTGCCTTCCATTTTCTTCAATTCAGCAAATGCCCAACTACAAGCAAATGAAACATAAAAACGCACACCTTCCAAGATGTTCACGCTCATAAGTGTGAGCCAAATATTTTTCTTTAGTTCATATAAATCAACTTTGACTTTCTTGCCGTTG